GCTTTTGAATCAATTTAATATGAAGTATTTTATTTTAAAAGTATCAGATTATATTTTCCAAATGGATGATCCTCATGGCAATAAGGTTAGTTTCTATAATGACTCACCTATAAACTTCGCTGTTAATCCTAGCGATGTTACAATAAATAAAGATGGTGATTTGTTTTTAGCTATCATAAGTAACAAAGAAACACCTAAGGTCTTAGAGGACGAAAAAGAATATTCACACGACGAGGCTTGGAGTTTAATACGAACAGATAAATGGAGATAGTATGTTAGGTATAACAAATAATTTAATGTACCCTAAACACTCTGGTAAAAGTAGAGTACAAATATACGGTAATACATTTAACGATGTTACAGGTTTTGGTAGTAGTTCTAATTATACTGGTTTAGATGCAGGGTGGATAAAACATTCAAGTGTGGATAGTGGAGATGGGACATTATATGGTTCAACGGTAACTAATAATACAGGCACTGCTTCTGGGTGGATGTTTAAAAACAATAGAACTGGTAGCACGGGTACTGGAGCTGGAGGTGGTATGACAGGTGAACTTGATACGGGGTCTGGAGCTTGGTCAGCTACTGGGCAACCATACTTGTACTATGAGGCTACAGCTGCTGGTAGTGATCCAAATAATGTTCTTAGATCTATGATTGGGATGCCGTCTTTAGATTTTGGTGCTTATGAAGAAGTTCAAATTGAATTTTGGTTTCATGCCTATGGGGCTGGATTTGGCTCAGATGGAGGTGTTGGAATAGCTGTTACAGATTCAGCGACATCAGCTTCATCAGCTGATCAGGTTGGAGCAAATTTGGGTTTCACTAGCGATACAGAAGGTGGAGCAGAAATCACATACACTAATCTATCAGGGTCAGTTGTTAATACAAAAAGATTTAACACACAAGTACAAACTGATGGTGGTGATTTGGGTGATACTCCAAACGCAAGTACTAACTATTGGATAAAAGCTATCGCTAATATTAATAATGCATCAGGAGTAGATGGATGTAGAATCTGGTTTGCAATGTTTACTAGCGCAACTGGATCTACAAGTACTGATTACAAGCAAGATTTTTGTATAGATAATATAAAAGTAACAGGATTAATATAATAATATGAGTAAATGCACACAATGTTCGGATGGAACAATGCAGGACGCAAAGTATATTTGTCGTAGCAATGACTATGCTATAGTAGATGTTGACGATAATTTATTAGAAAAAATAGAAGATCACAGTATTCCTAGTGGGGATAGCGAGTTAGGAGATTATTTAGATATAAAATACTGCTCTTGTGGTAAAAGTTGGAAAAAATAATAATTAAATAAAATTAAATAAAATGGCAAAAAGAAAATTTAAAGATAGACACGATGGTAAAATGAAAGATATTCAAGACGTTGTGTCTAAGAAGGAAAAAATAGATGACAATGATTTAGCAGACTTACAAACTCTGGTAAATAAAATAAACCATCTACAATATAATGTAGGAAAAATTGAAATGCAAAAACACAACTTTCTACATGATTTAGCTGAAATGCAAGATGAGATAAAAATACATCAAGAGAAATTACTTAAAAAATATGGTTCATATGATGTTAGTTTAGTTGATGGCAAAATAAACTGGCCTGAAGACAAAGATAAAGAAGATAGTAAAGATGAAAAATAACATCATCAGAAAAATCACTATAGGTAAAGATTACAAAAATGACTCTATGCACTATGCCGTTGATCAGGAAGTTTATGGCGGTCACAAAATATGCGATATTATAGAAGAAGAAGATAAATATTGTATATATATAAAAAAAGGAGAAGTAGTTATACCTTGGAAAGATTTTAATAAAAATATGGCTATATCTGTTGAGTACAATCTGGAATACTAATGAAAGCTTATAAAGATTTTATAATTTCTCCAATTGGTGAAAGATATAATAATTCTAAAAAAGTAGGCGACAAAGATCTTATATTAAATACTGAGATTTTTAATCACCAATATGTAAACAGATTAGCAAAAGTAATCGCTACTCCACTATTATTTCAATCACCTATTAAAGTAGGTGATGAAGTAATAGTTCATCATAATGTCTTTAGAAGATGGCATGATGTTAAGGGTAGAGAAAAGAATAGTAGATCTTATTGGCAAGAAAATAAATACATAGTTTCTAGCGATCAAATATATTTATATAAAAAACAAGAATGGATATCTACACCTGGTTATAGTTTTGTTAAACCGATTAAATCAACAAACCCATATCATTACAAGCTAGATTTAAACATAGAGAAACCATTAGTTGGTGTTATAAAGTATTCTGATAAAACTTTTAATAAGGAACAGCTAGTTGGTTTTACACCTGGTAGTGAATTCGAGTTTGTTGTTAATGGAGAGAGATTATATAGAGTTATGAATAAATTTATTACAATTAAATATGAATATCAAGGAAACGAAGAAGAGTATAATCCAAGCTGGGCGGAAAGCAGTTGAAGAGTTGATTAAGGTTGCAAAAGAACCAATTGTTGATTCTGATGATGATATATCAGCTGATAGATTAAAAAATGCTGCAGCTACGAAAAAACTTGCTATATTCGATGCTTTTGAGATATTAACTAGAATTCAAGAAGAAGAGGCTATGCTTAGTGATAAGCCTGTTGAAGAAAAAAAAGAGAAGGTGTTTAAAGGATTCGCAGAGGGTAGATCTAAATAATGTACAAACAAACGTTATATAAGGTTGTTGAGCCTATAAAAATAAGTACCATTAAAAGATTAAATAAGTCTAGAAAATGGAAATATGGTTACAACAAGGAGAATGATATAGTAGTAATATCTAAAACCGGAATGATTGGGAATATACTTGAAATTCAAGGTTTTAAAATAGCCTTACCTAAGCAACCTAAAGAAGTTTATTCTTGTAGTGAAAATAAATCAGAGCAAAAATGGAAACAATTCCCATCTAATCCTGATTTTAAAAGAATTAAAACAGTATTTGATTGGCAAGAATATCCAGATGATTTTAAAGAAAAACATTATGGGTATATAGACGAGGAGTTTAGAAGAAGAGAAGAAGGATTTTGGTTTATGAATAATGGTAAACCTACATATATAACTGGCACGCACTATATGTATCTGCAATGGAGTAAGATTGATGTTGGAGCTCCAGATTATAGAGAAGCTAATAGATTATTCTTTATATTTTGGGAAGCGTGCAAAGCTGATAATAGAAGCTATGGAATGTGTTATTTAAAAAATAGACGTTCTGGTTTTTCTTTTATGAGTTCAGCAGAAACAGTACATCAAGCAACACTAGCTAGTGATAGTAGATTTGGTATATTATCTAAAACTGGAGCAGACGCAAAAAAGATGTTTACAGATAAAGTGGTACCTATTAGTTTGAATTATCCATTTTTCTTTAAACCAATACAGGACGGTATGGATCGCCCAAAATCTGAATTAGCTTATAGAGTACCAGCTAAAAAGTTTACTCGTAAGAAAATGAGGGAACGAGAGGAGCAAGACGATATGGAAGGTCTTGATACGACTATAGATTGGAAAAATACAGGTGATAATAGTTATGATGGTGAAAAACTTTCTTTATTAGTACATGATGAAAGTGGAAAATGGGAAAGACCTGATAATATAAAAAATAACTGGAGAGTTACAAAAACTTGTTTACGATTAGGTAGTAGGATTATAGGAAAATGCATGATGGGGTCAACTTCTAATGCATTAGATAAAGGAGGTGATAATTTTAAAGATTTATACTATAATTCAGATGTTACAAAGAGAAACCGTAATGGACAAACTAAGTCAGGATTATATTCTTTGTTTATCCCTATGGAGTGGAACTACGAAGGATTTATTGACGAATATGGACAACCCGTGTTTAATACTCCTAAAGAAGAAACACTTGATCCACATGGAGTAGAGATAGATTACGGTGTAATAGATCACTGGGATAACGAAGCTGAAGGATTAAAAGACGATCAAGACGCTTTAAATGAGTTTTATCGTCAGTTTCCAAGAACTGAAGAACACGCTTTTAGAGACGAAACAGGAAATAGTTTGTTTAATTTAGTCAAGATATACGAGCAAATAGATTACAACGAAGGAAACAGAGATTCATCAGTGTTAACAGTAGGTAACTTTCAATGGGCTAATGGTATTAAAGATACACGCGTTATTTTTACACCGAATCAAAAAGGTAGATTTAAAATAAGCTGGGTTCCAAAAATAGAACTACAAAATAGTGTTATATTGAAAAATGGAAAAAAATACCCAGGCAATGAACACATGGGGGCATTTGGCTGTGACTCTTACGATATATCAGGAACAGTAGATGGAACTGGATCAAAAGGAGCTTTGCACGGACTAACTAAGTTTTCCATGGAAGACGCTCCAGCTAACACATTCTTTTTAGAATATATAGCAAGACCACAAACGGCTGATACGTTTTTTGAAGACGTTTTAATGGCATTAGTTTTTTATGGAATGCCAATACTAGCTGAGAATAACAAACCTAGACTTTTATATTATCTAAGAAGAAGAGGTTATAGAGGTTTTAGCATGAATAGACCGGATAAAATATGGAATAAATTATCTGTAGCAGAGAAAGAAATAGGTGGAATACCAAATTCTAGTGAAGATATAAAACAAGCTCACGCCGCCGCAATAGAGACATATGTAAATGATCATGTTGGTTTAGTTGGCGAGAATGAATACGGAAGCATGTATTTTAATTCCACGTTGAATGACTGGGCTAAATTTGACATAACCAAAAGAACGAAGTATGATGCTTCAATAAGCTCTGGTTTAGCTATAATGGCTTGTAATAGACATTTATACAAACCGAACCCAGACAGAGATAAAACTAAATTAAATTTAAGTATATCAAAATATAATAACAAAGGATTTTCATCAAGAATAATAAAACAAAAAATATGATAGACGCTCATATAAATTTTCCTTCTCAAGCTGTTAGTGATCAAGAGAAATTAACTTCTGAATACGGCTTGAAAGTGGCTAAAGCAATAAGACAGGAATGGTTTTCTGGAAACAATTCAAAGTTTAGAAACAATCTAAATACTTTTCATAAATTAAGACTATATGCTAGAGGAGAGCAATCTGTTGAGAAGTATAAAAACGAACTATCTATAAATGGTGATTTATCTTACTTAAATTTAGATTGGACACCCGTTCCAATAATTCCTAAATTTGTGGATATAGTTGTCAACGGTATGGCTCAAAGATCTTATGAAATAAATTGTTTTTCACAAGATGAGTATGGTGTAGCTAAACGAACTGAATACATGGAGTCTATATTAAGAGATATGAAATCTAGAGAGTTCAACGACTTAGCTAGACAACAATTTAATATGGATTTGTATGAAAACGATAAAAAAACACTACCTGAATCTGAAGAGGAATTACAACTCCACATGCAACTAAATTACAAGCAGGCTGTAGAACTAGCAGAGGAACAAGCTATAAACGTTTTAATGGAAGGTAGTAACTATGATCTTATCCGTAGAAGGTGTTTATATGACTTAACAACTATAGGTATTGGAGCTTCAAAAACAACATTTAGTTTCGCTGAAGGTGCTAAAGCTGAATACGTAGATCCAGTAAACTTAATTTATTCTAGAACAGACTCTCCTTATTTTGAGGATTTATACTATGTTGGTGAGGTAAAAGAACTACCAATTAATGAATTAATAAAAGAGTTTCCAGGATTAACAGAATCTGAAATAAAAGAAATATCAGATAAAGGAAGGGATCCCTTTTCTCACTCACCGTATAGAGATAAAAACAAAGTTCAAGTTTTATATTTTAATTATAAAACCCATGCTAACGATGTTTACAAGCTAAAGAAAACTGGTACTGGTGGTGATAAAATTATACAAAAAGATGATACATTTAATCCACCTGAAGGAAAGGAAGGAGATTTTAGTAAACTAGAAAGAGTGGTAGAATGTTTATTTGAAGGTGTTTATGTGTTAGGTTCGCAAAAGCTTTTAAGATGGAGAATGGCTCCAAACATGATGAGAACCGAATCTGATTTTGCTAAAGTTAAAATGAACTATCAAATAGTTGCACCTAGAATGTATGAGGGTAGAATAGAATCTTTAGTTGGTAGAATAACTGGTTTTGCTGATATGATTCAACTAACTCATTTGAAGTTACAACAAGTTATGTCAAGAATGGTTCCAGATGGTGTTTATTTAGATGCTGATGGTTTAGCTGAAATAGATCTTGGTAATGGAACTAGTTATAATCCACAAGAAGCCTTAAACATGTTTTTCCAAACTGGTAGTGTTCTAGGTAGAAGTTTTACATCTGAAGGAGATGCTAATCCAGGTAAAATACCTATACAGCAAATACAAAATGGAGCTGGTGGAAATAAAATGCAAAGTTTAATTACAACTTACAACTATTATTTACAAATGATAAGAGATGTAACCGGGTTAAATGAAGCGAGAGATGCTAGTACGCCAGATCGTAATGCTTTAGTTGGTGTTCAAAAATTAGCTGCTGCTAATTCAAATACAGCAACTAGGCATATATTGCAATCAATGTTGTTTTTAACAGCTGAAACAGCTGAGTGTTTATCATTAAGAATATCTGATATAATAGAATACTCACCAACAAGAGAAGCTTTTATAAGAGCAATTGGAGCTCATAATGTAGCAACACTAGAAGAGCTAACAGAGTTACATCTTTATGATTTTGGTATATTTATAGAGTTACTACCAGATGAAGAAGAGAAACAAAAGTTAGAAGAAAACATACAAGTTGCTATTGCTCAAAAAATGATAGACTTAGATGACGCTATTGACATTCGAGAGGTTAGAAATTTAAAAATGGCAAACCAACTATTGAAGATTAAAAGGAGGAAGAAGCTAGAGAGAGATCAAATAATGCAACAACAGAATATTCAAGCTCAATCTCAAGCTACTGCTGCGGCAGCACAGGAATCAGCTAAAATTGAAATGGAGAAAAATCAAGCAAAATCTGATCACGATATAAACTTAGAGAAAACAAAAAACTCATTAAAGGTTGATTACTTAAATAATGAAGCTAGAGTTAAAAAGGAATTAATGTTGCTTGAATTTAATTTAAATTCTAAATTACAGAGAGAAGAAAGAGTTAACTCAAATAACTTAGAAGCTATGAGAGAAGATAGAAAAGACAATAGAATAGGTATGGAGGCTGATTACAAATCTAAACTTCAAGATCAAAAAGATGCTAATTCTCTTAAAAGTTTTGAATCATCAGGTAATGATATAGTTACAGGGGACGCGGGCTTAAGTGTTTAGTCCTTTAATATTTAATATTTTATAAAATTTTATTATGGCAGAAGAAAACAAAAAAGTCGAAGAGACTAAGGTTGAAGAACCTAAAGTCGAGGAGACTAAAAGCAAAAAAGACAAAATAACAAAAGTTAATATGTCTTCTAGTAAAACAGAGAAGACTATAACTAAAGTTGATTTATCAAAACCACCTACTGACAAAAAAGAAGAGGTTAAAGAACAACCTGTCGAAGAAGTAGTGGTAGTTAATGAAGAACCTAAGGTAGAAAAAGAAGAGCAAGTTATTCAGGAGGTTACTAACGAGAAGGTTGGTAATGTTGAAGAAATTAAAGAAGAGGTTGAAGAAGCTATTGAAGAAACTGTAGCGACTGGAAAACCTCTGCCAGAAAATATACAGAAAGTTGTAGATTTTATGGATGAAACCGGTGGAACTTTAAGTGATTACGTTAATTTAAATAAAGATTTATCTAAATTAGACGACTCTGAGGTTTTAGATGAGTACTATAGAACAACTAAATCTCATTTATCACCGGAAGAAAGAAACTTTATATTAGAAGAGGAATTTAGTTATGACAAAGAAGTTGACGATCCTAAAGATATAAAGAGAAAGAAAATAGCCCTCAAAGAGCAAGTTGCCGAGGCGCGAGCCCACTTAGACAGGCAAAAGTCTAAATACTATGAAGAAATTAAAGCTGGTTCAAGGTTAACACCTGAAGCTAAAAAAGCTATGGATTTCTTTAATAGATACAATAAAGATCAAAAAGCGCAGAAGAAGTTATCTGAAAAAAGCAAGAGGACATTTTTAAATAAAACTAATAAAGTTTTCAATGAGGATTTCAAAGGTTTTGATTATCAAATTGGAGACAAGAAATTTAGGTTTAATGTTAAAGATGTTAATGAGGTGAAAAAAACTCAAAGTGATATAAATAACTTTATCAATAGATACGTTGATGAAGGTGACAGCACTATCAGTGATGTAGCTGGATATCATAAATCACTTTTTACCGCTATGAACGCGGACAGTATAGCTAAACATTTTTACGAACAAGGTAAAGCTGATGCTATAAAAACTCAAGTTGCTAAAGATAAAAACATTAATCTAGATCCACGTAAAACTCATGGTGAAACAGAAGTTGGTGGTATTAAAGTTAAGGTTTTAGGTGAATCCTCTGCTAATATGAAAAATAGATCTTTTAAAATTAGAAAAAAGAATTAAGAATATTTAAAATTTAAAAATTATGGCAATACAAGGAGGAGCTAGTTTGAATGCTGTACCTGCTGCTCAAGCGCAGACATTAGCATCAAATTATCTAGATCTTTCATCCGATGCTGGATGGGGACAACAATATGTGCCAGACTTAATGGAGCAAGAAGCTGAGGTGTTCGGTCCACGAACTATCTCTGGTTTCTTATCACAAGTCGGTGCAGAAGAAGCTATGCAAGCTGATCAAGTTATTTGGTCAGAGCAAGGCAGACTTCATTTATCTTACAAAGGTAGAGTATCAGACAACGACGGCGGTACATCTGTTGGTGGTACAGCTGCTGCTCAAATAACAATTCAATATGATATAGACGAAGCTGAGGGTGCTGATGCTGGTATATCTAATGGTTTAACAATAAAAAATCACGGTATTAGAGTTAATGACACTGTTATTATTTCTAATGCTACTGATGGAGTTGTTAAAGCAATAGTTACTAGAGCTGATGATTTAAGTGTAATTGAAGTTGTACCTTACGGTAACGCTGATCCTACAGCTGTACTTACAGACGATGGAACAGCGAAATCTTCAACTATATTAGTTTATGGTTCTGAGTATGGAAAAGGAGCTTCTTATACTGAGGCTGATGGTGCAGGAGCAACTGATTCAAGAGGTGCTAACGAGCCAGCTTTCAAAACTTACAACAATAAGCCAATCATAATGAAAGATTACTACGAAGTATCAGGTTCTGATGTTTCTAGAATCGGTTGGGTTGAAGTTGCTGCTGAAGACGGACAATCAGGTTACTTATGGTATTTAAAAGCTGAATCTGACACTAGATCTCGATTTACTGATTATGTTGAGATGTCAATGTTAGAAGGTGTATTAGGTGCAAGTGACTTAACAGATTCATTTGTATTCGGTAACACAACTGCTTCAACTGGTACTCAAGGTTTATTTGATGCTATTGAAAAAAGAGGTAATGTTACTACTGGTGTTACTGGTGTTAACGCTGCTACTGATTTAGCTGAGTTTGACGCTATCTTAGCTGAGTTTGACAAACAAGGTGCTATTGAAGAGTACATGATGTTTGTTAACCGTGCTACTAGTTTAGCAATGGACGATATGCTTGCTTCAATGAATTCTTACGGAGCTGGAGGTACTTCTTATGGAGTATTTGATAACGACGAAAACATGGCATTAAATTTAGGTTTCTCAGGATTTAGAAGAGGTTCTTATGACTTCTACAAATCTGACTTTAGATACTTAAATGATAAAGCTACAAGAGGTGGTATTAATGATACTGCTGGTGCTAACGCTCTTAGAGGTGTTATGATTCCAGCTGG